CCGCATCACCGGCGATGACGTCGCGGGGGCGCTCAAAGCGATGCTGGGCGCACGTCAGTACGCGCGCCTCGATGAATCCCCGAAACCGTTCACCCCACCCCAGATGGGCGCCCTGGTCGAGGCGTGGCAGAAGCACTACGGTCTGGACGTTGACGCGGGAAAACCCGAGGGCTAGTCGAGCTCATCCGCGAGCACGGCGAGGCTATCGAGGCAGACTTCCAGCGGTACTACCATCTCCCACTTGTGTCCGTCGGCTCCCCCGCTTTGACGTGGCGTCGGTTTGGCGTGCTCGTCTCCCACCTGCCATCGGACAGCTGGACCGTCCGCGCGCTCAACGACGGGTCGCCACTCCCGCACCTTGAGCATCGGCTATTGGCGTTGGCGATTAACCAGTTGATGGCGGGGAACTGGCAGCGCGGTGGCGGCAAGGGTCGCAAGCCTCAGCCGCTCCGCCTGCCCGGTGACCCGACCGACGATCGCACCCAGAGGATCGGCAAGGCCCGTCCGATAGCCGAGATGCGCCAGATCCTCGACAACTGGGGATCGACCGTGAAGCCGAAGGGAGGTGTCAACCGTGTCCGTTGAGCTGGCAACCGCCTACGTCAATATCCAGGCCAGCACCAAGGGCCTCGGCAGGGACATCACCTCCACCA